AGTGATTTTGTCCATTCCAAACTCCTAGTTTAATTGCCGCTATTTATGCTAACGGTTTGCCTCTTTTAAGACAGGAACAGGGCACGTTCATCGCTTCTGCGCTTGACCAACCCCGGCAGGATTTTACCCCCGCCCCTCGTAAACTTCAAGAACTCGTCAGCAGCCGATTCCATTTCTTTGCGAAGAACCTTCTGACGGAGGGTTGATCGCTGTACTCCCCCCAGACCCAGATTAAAAGCAAAGCTGACGAGAGCATCATTTTGACCTTGGGTAAGCACCAGAGGAAAAAGTCGGGCGACCCCAACCTCAAATCGGATGAGATCAGTACTAAGGATTCCATCTACTTCGTCTTTTGAAAAAGCACGGTTGTCATTTTGCTCCAACGGGTAAGCGTCCCTCTGATCCAGAGGTAAACGACCTTGAGCGGGGTATAAAACATGGCCTACTCCTACAGTGTGAAGACGCGCCGGGCAAATATATGGCCGATACCGCACGCCTTCATGGTGTTTGATCATCTCTTTGCAGCGGTCGGAGACTTTCAATCTTTTCCACCCTTGAACGCACGGCCCCCAAAGTGGAAGCTGATGATGCTGGCAAAGATAATCTGGGTGTCGGCATCCCACAGTTTGGCGATCAGCACATCAAATGCAATGTCCCGATGCCATGCGTAGACAAAGCCGCCGATTTCCACGAAGGCAAACAGGGCGAAGAAACCATAGGTCAGTATCGGGCGCACACCAGAGCGCAAGTTGATCATCCACTGACTAGCGCCTTGGCCTATGGCTATGTCGTGGGCGTACAGGGCTGCGCGTTCTGATGCCTCGGCTTCGATAGCCTGACCTTCGACTTTTATCTCTTCTACTCGTTGCTGAGCCTCAAACCCAGCCTTGCGTAGCTCCAGTTCGCGCTCAATCTGCAACTGGGCCATTGCCATCTCATGCTTCTTGTCTGCACGGTCTTGGAAAAAACCCAGTAGTTTGGGCAAGCCACCAGCGAGGAAGCTGATGAGGGTGGAGAGTAGGGTTAGCATTATTTCTTCTCCATCCGAGTGTTGATGACGGCAATTTCTTGCTTGTTGTGCATGATGTCGTCGCGGTTCTTTTGGATTTCTTTTTCCAAGTCCTGTCTTAGCTTTTCCCTTGCCAACTCAGCGCCGCTGTTGCTGGCTTGCTTGTTGTCGGATGTGACCACAAGGCTGATCTTGCTGTTGAGGATAGTAACCTCGTGAGACAAATTGGACAAGGCGCTCATCAGATAGACAACGCATGAGAACAGCAACGGCAGTATTGCAAAAGTAGCTTTCTCAATCAGTGCGCCTTTATCGTCATTCATTTGTCTTTCCTATTAAATATCTCAAACAACGATTTAACTTTTTCCTCTAAAACGGCAATCTTGATATCCATTTTAGCCAACACAATGATGAGCGTTATCAGCGCCAAAAGCATCGGCCAACCCTTCGCCAGTGCTTCTAGAAATTCCATAATCAACGATGCAGCGTGAGACTTGCATAAACGATTGCAGACATACTAAAAATAAGCACCCCGGCGGTCTTCATAATGACGCCCTCTAAGCGTTTTAATCGTGCGTTAATCTGCGCGTATCGTTCAGCACAGACGGCTTCGTGGCTGGTGAATTGTGCTTCAAGGTTCATGTCAATATCCAGCTTTCGTTCGTGCTTCAATTTCGTATGGGCTTTTTAGGTAGCCATAACGCACTAGGTAGTACAGTATTTTGATTGTCCATTTAATAGCCCCGTCACGCTCAATCTGCTCACAATGCACAGCCTCATGCGCTGCCAGCGGTAGGTTGCCCTGCTCACCGGGTCGGCAATAGACAGTCTTCCACGGCATCGTGATTGCCAACGCATTGCTGGCTTGCAGGAACCACAATATCGGTTTAGGTGCTGGCTTCATTGGCTTTCGGTACTTGCGCTTCAGCTTGCTCTTTGACTTTGACAATCAGAGGCCACACGCCGCTGGACGATGGCAATGCCCCAAGCGTTTGCAGGATGAAGTTGATTTCGTTAACGTCGAGGTCGAGGGTCATGCTGATTGCTCCGCTGGTTGTTGTGCTTGACGTTCAGCAGCCGCAGCCGCCTGTACCGCTTGATATGCCGCAACCACATCCGCTGTCCATGCAGCATTGCAGATTGCAACAACATTAGCGGGAACGCCTGTCAGGTCTTGTGCGGGTGTGAGGCTTGAACGATGGTAGGCTTTACTTAGTTCGTTTCCGTCTTCCATGATTCGAGTTGCTTCACGAAAAAAAACCAAGCCGTTCTCTGTTACTGTGATTTGGTCAACAGTTGTTGTTTTGGTAATAGACATAATTTATTCCTTTGTTAAACGTAATAAAAGCCACTTAAAGTCGCATTTTGAACCGCAGTCCATGATGGTGCAAACAGTCTTGCGCCATTTGCAAACAAACCTACACCTAAAGAAGCAACATTTCCTTCATTTACTGCAGTTACAGTGGAATTTATAGCTGGATCAAATGGCAAACCATCAAAATAAGTAGAGTTTGAAGTTGATGTTGACGATGTTGTCGCATTAACTCGTAAGTTAATATAAACAACACGACCAATTTTTGTGTATGTTGCAACATAACTAACAGTACCAACAACAGTTAAATTATTTGCAACTGGTGTCCAAGTCCCCTCCTCATAGTCATCCAAAGTATTAGCGTTTGATGATGCTGATTGAGTTGCGGGGAATGTGATGCCTGTGCCTGAGTTAGGGACTGCACCTTGAAGCGCAACAGTTTGAGCATTGGCTGTAGAGATAAGTGGATTTCCATCACCATCAGACAGCACGATGTAGTTGCTTGCTGTGCGAATGTCTAAGCCGCCTGTGTTTCCATCGTAACCGCCAAGTATGGTGTTTCTATTGCCTGTTGTTACAAATCGTCCAGCAGACGCACCAATAAAAGTATTGTAATATCCAGTTACAGATAAACCGGCATAATAGCCAACAAAAGTTTGATTACCAAAACCTGCGCCGCCTGTAGTTACTGAATATCCTGCTTTTTCTCCTACATAAACACTTGCACCAGCACCTGTTGTATTGTATCCAGCCTGATAGCCTAAAAAGGTATTATCATCGCCTGTGGCGGTGCTGTACCCCGCCTGATAACCCACAGCAGTGTTGTTGGAGGCTGTGGTGTTGGAAGCGAGTGCGCCCAAACCAAAAGCCGAGTTGTAACTGCCCGTAGTATTGGCTTGTAACGCACTGTCTGATAAACCAAAACCGAGCGCACCAAAAGCACTATTTCCAGCGCCAGTAGTATTTGTTGATAGGGCATAAGCACCAAATGCCGCATTAGCCGCACCAGTTGTGTTGGCGTTCAAAGCGTGAAATCCAACAGCCGTTCCATAATTGACGGTGTTTGCGTATAAAGCACCTTTACCAATTGCAACCACTTCAGTTGCCGTAACCCCTGAGTAAGCCGCCTGATAACCTACAGCAGTGTTGTTAGATGCTGTGGTGTTGGAGTAAAGAGATTCATAACCCACCGCTGTGTTGTCTGATGCTGTGGTGTTTGAGTAAAGAGCAAGACCAACAGCGACATTATGGTTTCCAGTTGTATTACTAACTAACGACCTTCCAAAGGCAGTATTATTAGCGCCAGTAGTGTTTCCATATAAAGCATATCGACCAACAGCCGCATTAAAACCACCAGTAGTGTTAGAAAACAATGGGTCTAAGCCAAATGCAGTATTACTAGCAACACCACCCGCACCACGACCAACAGTCAGACCTTCAATAGAACCCGCACCAGTAACGCTTAAAGTGCTAGATGCTGTCAGCGTAGTAAACGCACCAGCCAGCGGAGTCGTTGTGCCAATCACTACGTTGTTTATCTGATTGCCGCCGCCTGAGACTGTGCCGCCCAGCGTAAATGCTCCAATAGTGTTAGCGGTCAACGTAGTGCCGTTAAATGTCAGGTTGGCAGAGTCAGTCTCAAGGCCCGCAGTCGAGCTGTAAACCAGTCGACCAGAGGTCAGGCTGGTGTTGGTGATCGACGAGCTGGAAACGCCTGTGAGGCCCGTCAGTGCGGTCACCCACTGAGGTGCAGTGCCAGACGATGTCATGACGCGGTTCGCGGCTCCAATGGCCAAGAAGGTGGTCGTGTCCAAGGCGGACTGGTAAGGGACTGATCCCGCAAGGCCGCCGGCAAGGTTGGTGGCCGTCAGAACTGCAATACTGGAAGGCGCAACCCACTGCGGAACAGACCCGGTTGACGTTAGGATGTAGGTGTTTGCGCCAATGCCAAGCTTGGACAGCGTATTGGTGGCCGAGGCGTACACGAAGTCACCTTGGGTATAGGCAGACTGCGCCGTGCCGCCGTAGATGGCTCCAAGGGCATTGGTGAGGTTCAGCGTAGTCAGCGTGGTGACGTTCGTTGAGTTGTTAAATACCATTGCAGCATTACCAGCCAACGCGCCTGCGTTGTTGTACTGGATCTGCGTAGTTGAGCCGCCGATCGTGCCGGCACCCTTGGTTGCAATTACCTGAACAGCGCCTGCGTTGTCCTCGTAATACAGCTTGCCGTCGGTGATGTTGATTGCCAATTCACCTTGCGCAAGATTTGCCGCTGTTGGCGCGGCCGAGGCGGTCGTTGAGAAGTAGAGTTGAATTGGTGTGAAGTTCGTTGCAGCCATAATTTTTCCTTAGAAAGTCCCGCCAGATATCCCACCCGGGACGTAAAGCATCGTGCCGTCAAATGTCAGCGCTGATCCCATTATCAATTGATTAGATACGTTTTGATAAGCCACACCACCAGACGTTCCGTTCAGCGCGTACAGCTCTGTGATGTCACTGTTAGTGCCTGACTTTGCAGCAACTAGGTTTGTCCTTGCATCAGTGACGTTTACTGCCCCTGTCCCGCCGTTGGCGATGGCTAGAGTTCCAGCAACAGTCACCGCGCCAGTCGTCGTGGTTGCTGGTGTCAGTCCTGTACTGCCAAATGTGATTGAACTCACGCCAGAGCCAGCGCCGCTGAATTGTGCCCAAGTGATGGCCGTGGTGCCTAGCGTGCCACCTGCGTTGCTTGTGCAGACCCAACCCGTATCGGCAAGCGTGGTTCCTGTTTCAATAAAGACGTAAGCGCCGGGGACTTGCGCCCAAGTGTTCATGTCTGCGGCTCTTGCCCATGCTGTTGCAGACGCAATATAAATCCCGTTTTCTGCTGGCGCTGTTTGATCTTTTACCAGCACCCGGTCAGTTGCAACGATTGAGATGCCATCAATCGTTTGGGCACCGGTTAATGAAATGTTTGCCGTTGTTCCAGCCACCACCGAAGCTTTGGTATCCAAGCCCTGCGCAACAGTATCGACATAGGTCTTGTTTGCAATGTCTGTGGCCGCTGACGGGGTTGTTGAGATTGTTCCTGCGGTCACCACAAGGCTTGCAATCGTGCCAAGGCTGGTCAGCGATGAGGCTGTAACCCCAGAGGCCAGCGTGCTACCAGACAGGGTTCCTGCGGGCGCAATGACTGCCGCCGTGGTGATGCTGGTCGTCAAGCCCTTGGCGTTGATGGTGATGACAGGAATTGCCGTACTTGAGCCTGTAGAACCTGCCGAGGCGACTGTGGCAAGCGTGGTTGCATTTCCTACCGATGTGACATCGCCCGTCAGATTGGCATTGGTTGTGACGTTGCTTGCGGTAAAAGCTGTGGCAGTTCCCGTGATGTTTGTTCCAAGCAAGAAACTTGGAGTTCCGAGATTTGGCGTTACCAGCGTTGGGCTGTTGGACAGCACGACATTTGTCGTTCCCGTGCTTGTTACAACCCCAGTGCCTCCGCTGGTTACCGCCAAGGTTCCTGCCACGGTAACAATGCCGGTGGTTGACGTGGCCGGCGTAAGTCCAGTTGAACCAAAAGAGATGGAACTGACGCCTGCTCCGCTGACAATTGAACCCCATGCGCCGTTGGCGTAACCTTCAAACGTAGCCGTTGTGGTGTTGTACCGCAGATTGCCGTTGCTTGATGTTCCGCGCTGACCTGTTGTTCCGACCGGCAGAATCATGCCGCCCGTGCCGGGAACTACCGGGTTGTTTGAAATTGACACCGTGGGGTTGCCACTTACCCCGGTGCCGTTAGCCACGTCTATCTGGTTTGCGGTGCCCGTAATCGTGGCCGAAGTTATTGCTCCGCCGGTTGAAAGAACCACAAGACCGTTGAAACTGGCGTTGGCAAAATTTAGCACCTGACCGCTCAAAGAGACGGTGGGGTCTCCAGACACGCCGCTCCCGTCGGCGATGGACAGGCCAGCCCCGGAAACAGCAATAGAACGGCTTGTAAGGACCGTAGAGGACGTTTTTACCTGAAACCCAGTGCTGGAGTTCACCAGCGACAAAAGAGCGCCTGTGGTCGTTATATTGAACAGGCCCTGCGCACCGCCGTCGGTAATCGACAGGCCGTTGGTAGCGCCAACGTAGCGACTGTTGGCCAACTGGGGCGTCTGGCTGACGGTCAGGTAGCTGTAGGTCTGCGACGGCGAGGCGGAGATCGCAGCGGTGGTCGTTTGCACCGTCACGCCATTTTGGACGATTGGGACCGCTTCGGTGCCCGTAATGGCCCCGGCCGATGGAAGCTGGAGGATGGTGACTTGTGCGGACATTATGTGCTCGTGTTGTCTGGCGGGTTTGGTGCAATAGTGTCCCTGTTCCCGGTAGATGTTGGAGTCTGGGTATTACCCTCAGTGGAGATTTGGAACACGCTGGTCTCGCCGCCCGTGACCAAATAGTTGTCGCCCGCGTTCAATGGGAGGTCAGGGCGCGGGAACCGAATTGTTATTCTTTCGGTTTTGCGAGCCGGCAGGCGGTAGGGGTCAAGCTGATCTGCGCAGCCCTCATTGCATACCCTGAGACCCGGGAAGTTGGGGTCGTTGCGCATCACGGCGTGCGGGCGCTTCATCTTGCAGCGGTCGCATATTGCAATTGCAATGTCAGAGTATCCGAGGGTGTCCAGAAAGATGGCCATCGGTCACCTTGTGTAGCACGAAATATTTGGAGCGAAGTAGATTGGCGACTTGTCGCGTTCTTCTTCCTCGGCAATGCCAAGGTACTTTTCGGCCTGACCCTCAAGGTACTGCACGCGGGCCATGTCCACGCCGGGCAGCTCAAGGCTCATCCGGTGAGCTAGCATCATCACCACGGCCTCGTACCAGCGCTGTGGCACCTCCAGCTCGCCGTACAGGTCGCCCACGTCCATGATCTGGCGCGAGTACCAGATGGTCATCTGATAGAAAGCATTCTGAGGTGTTGGCCAAAGCACGATCTCACTCTGAGGAATGGTCCGATTGAACCAAAACTGAAAGGGCTGGTTGGCGGTGAAGTTCTTGTTGGGCAGGTTGGTGTAGTCGTCCCGGTTCAGGCGCGACATGGTGATCTCTGTGCTGTTGTTACCAAAATACAACTCGCGCAGGCTCAGGGTGGTTCCACTGTAGGCCCGGATGCGGTAGTACGACACGGTTTGGCCGTTGGCTATGTCGGTCCAGATCCACTCGTTATCAACCACCGTGATAGCCCCAAGATCAACCAAGGTTGCCCAAGTTACGTTGTCAAGCGAGTATTCAAGGATGAACGATTTAGTGCCACTGGAGGCAGGCAAGAACCCAATGGAGCCGATAAAAATAGGGTTGGACGGGCCAAAGTTGACAGCGATGTTGCCGTTGGCCGAGGTCTGGGTGCAGACTGTGTCCACGTCGCCGTCATAGACGTTTCCAACCGTTCCACCAGCAGAGGACGTGTAGGAGCCGTCAGGACGGTTCATGTAGCGGTACAGGGCGTTCAGCACGTCATTGCCGCCCAAAGGGAGCAGGTACGTTGCTTTGTCAGGCGTGAAGCCGTAGACCTTCTTGCTGATCGCCCAATACTGGATGCCGATGTTGATCAAGTTGGACAGCAGGAAGAAAAGCGACTCGCGGGCGCTCAAAACCTGCTCGGAGGTCAGCTCTTCGGCCAGCTTGCCACAGCGACGAGCACCGTGGTCAATCAGCGTCTGGACCGTTACAACGGTCGTACCTGTAGTGCCAGAATATGCCATCGTTGTTTTCCTCTTACCAGCCGGGACAGTCCCACCGCTTTAGCGATGCTTTTGCGCGTGGTGCGTCACCTTTTGAGTGCTCAACCACACCAGACATCCGAGCGCAGAAAGAGTCCTTGCGTGGACCTCCTTTGGGCTGGGGCGCTTTTAGGTGTGAACCAGTCTCTCGATTGTACTTGTCGCGACCCTTTTGGGTAAGCCCAGCGCCTCTGGCAACGGACAATTTTTCACCGCGACCGACCGCAAGATTGACTTTTTTTTTGGTCATTTTACTTTGGCGGTTTTTGCTGACTGCTTAAAGTCACCAGCCGTTGGCGCACTTTTGCTGCCCACTCGCCGCATCTTTTCGCCAGAGCCTTCAGAGATTCTTTGACGTTTTGCATTAATGTTGTCATAGAGTCCGCCTCCTTTAAATTTCTTCCCTTCATCAGCCTTGGCAAATTCTTTGCCGACTTTTGTTGGGATGCCAGTCTTCTTAGCGAACGCAGGGTTGTGCGCTACCGCCTCCATCAAATTGTGTTTAGCAGGTGATTTGCTTGGCATGATTAACCCAATGGATTAACGTAGTGCTTTTGCATTTCAAGAATGACCGTGTAGGCATCACCAGCAGAGCCATCAAGAGTCGTAAAAGTAATCACACCGTCTTTGCCAGTCCCGGCGTTGTTCCACAAACCACCAAAACTTGAGTAATCTTGCGTGTAATTTGTATTGGGTGGGATTATTTCAATGACTACTGGTGTGCTTGCCTTCCAATTCATTTGGACTTCCAAGCCATGCGTCATTGCCGTGCATTTCAAAATAGTCACGGCATCACAAGCACCGCCTGCCGCTGAAGCGGTAAGCGCCGATGGGGTAACTTTTGCAACGGCAGACTCATTTTCCGTCGTGCTCATGGTTGCGTAAAACTTCATAATGGCGACTCTTTCGCCATCAAACAATGTTTGGGATGTAGCCGTAATAGTCATTCAGTTCTCTCCAATTAGAAGCGGGGGCCGAAGCCCCCACTCGTTTTCAACAAGCAACGCCACCGCGCCTTTTGCCTGCTGGCGTAACCGTTACAGACTCTTTGGTCTTGGTCACACTGTCAGCAGTCTTCTTGGGCATGAAGTAGTCCCTAGCTTTACCGGCCAGTTCCTTCACCATGTCAAGAGGGTTTAATGCATCCTCAAGGTCACGACTGTACTTTGGCGCTTTGTCATAAGCACCTTTGGACATATCTTCCCCCTTGTCAGCGGAATCGCCGCCATGATTCATCTTGACCGTGCCGCCCTTTTTAAAGGTGCCTGCAACAAGATTGGTACTCACGGGCTGTGATGGCTTTTTGTTGCCTTGGGGCATCGCGACGGGACGGCCTGAGTTAACAGTCCCGCCCGCCGCGTAGGCTTTTTTTGGGGCACCACCTTTTTTGTAAGCGGCACCACCCATCATTCCATCATCCATCATGCCGTCACCAGCCATGCCGCCACCCATCATGGCCTTGCCGCCTGCTTTGTAGCCGCCGCCGTTTGATTTGGCAACGCCGCCAGTAGCGTAGCCGCCTTGGCCCTTAACGACACCGCCAGTAGCAAAGCCGCCTTGGCCATTCACCACGCCGCCAGTGGCCATCTTGCCACCGTGCTTGAGCTTGAGTGAAGTGCCCTTGCCGCCTTTATGCTCTTGCATGTCGTGCTGCTTAAAAGCCTTTTTGATCATGGCTTTGTCTTGCGGCATGTCGGCCTTGCCACCTTTTTTCATGGCAGGAGGAGCCATAGGAGGGGCCATAGGGGCTGGCATTGAGGGCTGCATTGAAGCTGCACCGCCAATTGGACCAGCAGGGCCAGCACCAGCGGGCAAGCCCTTCATGGCGCGACGGCGCATGGCCAGCGAGGGCTTCATTGGCGAGCGACCCATTGGCATACCGCCACTGGCAGGCATTGCAGGGGGCATAGGGCCAGCGGCGCTCATGGGCGAACCCATCATGCCACCATCAGCCTTCTTGGCCACCTTGCCGCCTTTTTTGAGCTTCAGTTCAACTGAAGGCTCAGTGGTCTCCATTTTGACCATTGGTTTAAATTGACCCATGTCGTTCTCCTTATGCTTGTGTGACGCCGAGAGCGCCAACACGGGTTGCATTTGGGCCTACTGCAATTGCAGGCAGG